GTTCTGCAACTCTTACAGAACACGGCAAATAAAGTTGCAATTCTTACATTAAAAAGAGGTAGTGTTCTTGTGGGAACTACTGCTTGTCTACACGACAAGCGAAAAAACTGTAAGGTTCAACTAAATTGTCGTGCAATGTTTTACAACTTGCGATGTCAAGATCCTGCCGACTGCACCGGCTATCAACAGGGCCCACTTAAGAGCCGTGCCACATGAATTAGACTTTAAAACATGCGGATATTCAGGATTTTTGTATGATTATTTATCCTCGCCACCATCGAAACGAGTTTGGTTGCCTATACTGGGATAGGACTTGATGCATAGACAAACACAGTTGGCACGTTCAGGAAAAAGACTAAAGTGAAGTCAGTCCCTGCTCCAGTGTACCAGTGTGACTTGATGTCTGTGATTGATGTTGCATCCACATTCATAGTTAATCTCAAAGATTGACGACTTGTGTCATCTTGTCCTAGCACAGTTGTGCTATTGCTTGGAGATGTTACATTGAATTTGTATGCAGAATACATCGGGGCCTGAAATGAAATGGCCCCATTGGTGAGTTGATTTTGAAGCGCTGCACCTGCGCTTGAGGCACCATAACTGGCTATATTGCAGTAAAAGTTCGCTACAACTCCATTGCTTCCAATGGCAGTGGTGTTGATCGCACTCGCATAATTTGTAATGGGAGTGAGAGTATAGCGTGCAACTTGAATCTGCTTCACTGTGCTACTACCTTGTGCATCAATATTGACTGCCCAATTCACGGAACCTCTTGTTCCTATGAAACTTGGCGTAAGCCAGGACAAATACGTCATTGCAACAAAATTGTAGGGAAAGTTCGAAGCAGGAACAATGATGCCTTTTGCAACATGTATACCAGTTGGATCATACCCAGGTTGGATGGGCAATCTGAAGAATTGTTCAGCATAATACTTCATAGTACCTGCAGTCACACTCGCCGAGACGTCAGTCGATCGGGAATACTGCATGCGACGCAGAAGCTGTCGCAAAGATACAACGTTCTCACCATGGTTGATCAAAAATCGCCCAGGAGCAGCAGTCGATGGCGCATGACCAGCAACAATTTGCTGAGATGTCGTCTCTTCGTACTCTGCAGATTGCGAAGCAAAGAAGGAATATTTAGTACTCACATCTTGCGGTGACGCGAACTCCAAATTGTCGGCACCTCTCACCGAAACAATACATTGAATGGTCGACGACGCAGTGGGCGCAGTAAGCGCAGTCACGCATCGTACAGCTAAAGTACCATTGGTGATGTTGGGAACATGATTGAAGGTGGTGCCATTTCCAACTGTGAACGGAATCTGCGAAGCTGCAGTCGGTACAAACGTCTGACACCAGGCGAGCGCTTGTCCAAAAGGGACTCGAATCTCGACATTGGTATCTTTCGTAAGATCAACTACTTCGTTGAAACACGTTGTCTGAGTGGTGGGTGTGTTCAAAATGTTCTGTGTGGCATTCCCAGATGGATCATAGATAATACGCACACGCCCACGATGATACTGCGAACAGACAAATCGCAGACGGATGATGATATCACCTCTCCAATACTGAAACATGTTTCCAATGTAACACATCGGAGTCTGAAACAATTTCTTTGAGGCGACATTCTCCAGATCAAACATCATGGGGGTCACAGCAGTGCTAAAAAGCAAATCATCTGTGGAGTTTGTTGATGTCCATGGGAAAACCGTAAGATACGATTCTCTTCCACACATGTGTGAAATGCTCAGCTCATCATGTGAAGGCAAACCTACAAGTGATGGATCCACAGACAACTCGTTTTTTGAATCCACTGTCAGCTTGTCAAAGGGATAACTGATTTCAGTCGTGGCCAATGGAGGAAGTGGTGTTGGTTTGAAAGGTACAACATCTGCCAACACGGGGGGATTCGAAAACCCCAATCGTGAAGCGACAGATGCTACAGCTTCAGCTCCCATCTGAGTAGCAGTAGCATACTTTCCGATGATTGGAACTTTAGACAAAGCCTTCATTGATGTCGCCACTGCAGAAGCAATGGAAGACACAGCACCTTGACCATATTCATCCGATTGGTAGAGCAGACCACAAGTAGGTCCACTCACCACGACATTTTCAGCCCACGCATAAACAGAAATTGTGACACCAGTACCTGACACACCATTGGCACTCTGCAGCGCACTGACGTTGAGAAATGCAAGATTCCCCATGTCAATGAAGTCCTGGACTGCCACGGTGGATAGCCAATTCTTCTGCCACAGAAAGGGTAGTGTCATCTCCCCACCCTCATTGTTTTGGGGGTAGATCCAAACGTGAGGACGCTGAGAATAAGGGATAAAATACCTAGTTCCTGCATCCTGCGTAATGCTATTCGGATGGAAATTAGGGAGTGGTGTGTATGCAGCTAGCATGGCCCCATAGTAAAACGGGGATGCATTCACCAGAATCTTAACTTTCAGATCGCACTTCAACCAGGCATAATTCAACAATTTATTCTGGATTGGTGTCTGTGCAAAGAAAAGTTGCCAGGGATTGAAACTTACAGAAGTTCCAAGAGCATCGGATTCATTCCACGTAAACGTGTAGATCCGAGCGGGGCGACTAAAGAAATCGGAAAGGCTGAGATCTGGAGTGGCGTCTGCGTACGCCTCTGGGGGTAGACTAGCGGGAGAACCCACTTCATATCCACCCCCAGCTTCAAGGAAAGCAAGAGTGCCTGTCTTATGTTCAATGACAGGCGCTTTTTCTTCTGTGCCAATAGCACTCGAACTCTCCTCGGATTGGAAAACAACATTCTTCAAAATAAGAATGTCCTGATGACCGTCATCAGGAAACGGAGCAACAATTTTAGGCAGTTGCTCACTGCTTATCCAGCTTCCACAGGCTGGCTCCTCTTTGTTTTCACAGGATGTTTAGTTTTAGGAGAAAAGGGAGAACAAGTCCACAATCCAACGGTTATAGTTTAAAGTGTTATCCAGCACATGTGCAAATCTAGCACTCTCCCACCACTTTCACTGCATCTTGCCATTTCTGGCGCAGTGGGTAGGATTCAAACCGCTCAACAATCTGTCCCCACGTAGGGAACGGTTTATCAGCGTAGAAGATCTCCAAAGAATTTTCTTGAATAATCTCCAGCAACATTTGTCTCTTATCTTCAAACACTTCTTTACCATAAAAGAAAAATTCATTCACGGCGGAAGACATGATGTCAATAGCTTGCATCTGCGCGCTCACACTTTTTGAAACAACACAAGTCATAAGGCTCTTTTCAATTGATTCATATTCGAGGGGGCACAAATGGCACTTCAGATCATCATCCCAACGCCAAGCGCGCTTAAGGAAGGAGACTTCTGAGATGTCAATGAAAGGAACAGAAGCTGATGTTTTATCAGCCATGGTATAAGTTACGCCATGAGCTCCTAGAATCTCCTGGATAGCAGTGTGGTTAAACCACGAAGCTCTCTGAGAGACCCCCATAACATTGTCATCCCCATACGTCATCAAATGAACATTCTCCTTGAAAGTAGAACAATCATGATCAGGATTGAGCACGATGTAACAATATCTCATATAGAGAGCGTTCGCCAGGCCATTCACAATAACGGTCAGAGGATGTCCAGATGGGTTGCTTCCAAAGAATTCCACCAAATCTCCATTGAAATTGAAGAGTGGGAACGCAGTGTCATAAGCCAAACCGGCCACAACTTGCAAATCTTCTTCAGAATAACCTGCCTTTTCACACAGAGCCATCATCACATCAAAAGCAGCAAGAATGAACATTGGGGGCATACTCTTGTCAAATGCCTTGTAATCACCCGCCACAATACGATCAGTACCGAAATGCACCAAATATTGGTACATATCTTCCCACTCCACTGATTGGGCAATGGTTCCAGGGGCACTCTCAAAGATGTACCTGTTGTTCTGGATCAAACGAATGATGGGTAGCAAATACATGCGATTCACAAGACTCCAATCCATAGGAGCCCCACCAAATACTCGTGTCTTTGACACTTCAATCTTTGAATATTTTGTAGGTTCATCTTTAAGGTTAGCCATGAAAATAGGCATCCATCGCGTGCCAGCATGATAAGTTTCAACAATCTTTTGGACTCGGTCCCGAATTTCGGGTGTAATATCTACCGGGTCAGGAAGATCATTCTGCGCTTCAATAGCATGCAGATACTTTCTTTTGCTGGTACACCATGGAAAACCTGCGGAAGTCCCACGATTCATCTTGTCGACATAAGAGACACCTGCAGCACCATTGATGGACGTGAACAAATCATAGACATGCACTTGATCCAATTCTGCTTTTGGTAGACGATCCAAGATCTCCCTAGTGAAACACGACGTGGCAAAGGTCAAGATATCTTCTCTAAAAGAGTTAGGAATCTTGACCATGTCAATCGCGGCATTGCGCCAAGGGGCCCAACCTCTCATCACAGGTTTATCGAAATGTTGTTTCAGACCACGCTTCTCCAAAGAATCAGCAATACAAGTACGATCAACATTGGACTTGTGTGATGGCCGATTTCCACTTAACGATCCATAGATGTTGGCAGATCCACTGTCAAGATGAAATGGAGATTTGCGATCAAGAGGTATAATGACACGTTGGTCAGAAGACTCAGAATTGATGCAAGGCTCCCCACTTTGTACACGTTTGACACCCAAGCAAGAGCGAGCCCGCTCAATATCTTCTGGATAGAAGCGAGCAGCTGCCACAATACCATCGGGGGAACCCAACGAATGAATACCAGCTAAGACAGGTCCATGAGGAGTAGTCATGATCATAGGTGTTCCACAATCACCCAACTTTGTGGGATGATAAGCAGTACCACCAAAATAATCAAGAGGACCTCTCACATCAACGTGAACAGCTTTCGTGATCTTCATGACTTCTCTATCAAACTCCATAAACTCCATATCATATCCAACGTAATACCCATTAAAGTTCCCATTGAAACTCTTTTGGGGAATGAGACTTGAAACATCCTTAAAAGGAGGTAGACCTCGTAGATGGACATAAACAATGTCTGTCGTCTCAGAGAAGTACATCTGAGAACGTACGACAATCATAGGAGGAGGATTGGAGTTGACACCATTAATATCAATACACCTTTGCACATGAAACTCAAACACATCCATATTAGGAATAGCATGAGAATTCATAGCAAAAAGCTGTCCACCCAGAGCAAACATACCCGTTCTGCGATTCTTGATGGTTGAATCATGAACCTGAATATCCACACGCAAACAATTGTTGCGTATGTACTGCTTCACCTTTTCAAGAGGTAAAGCACTCCAAGAACTTGTCAAATTCTGTACATCAAATCGAGTGACATTGAAATCATTCTTGTACCAGACATTGGGTTTTTCATCTGATGTAGCTGTGGGCTTCTTGCCAATTTCAGCAATCTGGGCTTGTTCTTCAAGTACTACGGTCTCACCACACTCAGAGCAAATAAGAACACGATCATCCTTAGCTTTGGTTAGTGATGGGACACTGTTGTACACCTTGCAAGCAAGAAATGCCGACACACTCATGACACCAAAGATCTTGGCATATCCAATGAATGGACGGTATCTCTGCAAAACAGAGTGACCCAGACGGCGCATAATAAAGCCAAAAATGTGGTTAGAAATATTCAAATCATACCACAATTCGTCAATGGCTGTCTTACACAACAAATAAGTCAAAGGCCAACCCAGCATCAGAGCGATCCACCAAAAATATGTCCACATTGTGACAGTCAACAAAGTGTAGCACGCATCAAAAGTATCTTGGGTGTGCCACACATTGCGAACAAAGTCCCAAGTAGATGATCCGTTGGTAAGTTCCAAGTGCTGTTGTTGAAGTGATGGACAGGCGCAAACCGCCATAGGCAATTCGCATGTCCAACACTTACTGCTCTCACTTTCATCAACTCGGTCACACATGCAGGAATATTTTGGGCGAGAGCATAAGATACAAGCCTCAATTTTAGCTGTATCCTTGTCTTCTTGTCCAATAAGAGCCTGAACACGCTCATGCACTTCGACAGTCTGACCAAACCAAGCTAGGTAGTCATCAATATGTGCAAAAGTATGCACAATCTCAGTTTTACCTTTCTTGTTGTTAGGATCATCAGTCTCAGGGACCACACGCTTGACGGTGATATTCCAGTAATCGGCATAACGACCTGGTACCTTCTTTGCCTTAGTGTGATCCAACATGCGTCCAGTAGCATATTCATCCTTGACGGTCACATGAATGACCCAAGGTAAACGTCGCTGGACAGCAAGAGGGCATGAGAAATAAGCATGAGCATTCAAGTTTTCCGTGTTTGTGGTAGCAATAACCAATTTGGCTTGAACTGGAGTCTTGCCTTTGTCCTCAATGGCAGCTTGATCAGGCTGATAAGCCACATTGTTCATAACACCAATAATCTCCTTCAAAGAAAGATCTTCAGTGCCCAATGATGGATTCTGAGCCGCAATATCATCCATAACAATACACCACTGCGAAGTGGTGAAGCCATTCCAATAGGCCTCACCAGGATTGCGAGTGTATTTACTACTCGAATCATTGGAATATCCAAAGCGAGCAGCATAGTACTGAAAGGTGATGTTGATCAAAGTTGACTTCCCCAAGCTGGAACCACCATAATAGCAGACTCCAAAAGGGGAGGGACGATCGCGTTGAGCTGATCTTCTAGAAATATCGTTTGATTTAATCATACGAATATCAGAATACAACTGAGCAATCCTATCACGGTACAACTTGGGAGAACTCTTCGTCGCTCTCATGATTTCCACACCGTGCTCCAAAGCAGTCTCCAATCTCATACGGAAATCGAAGATGTTGAAACCGTGTGGTTCAGGATTAGATAAAAATCTCTCCTGGCGTTTCAAAGTGATAACACTATCGATCCAAGCAGCATAAGTATCACTCGAGTGGTAGAAGGGTTCAAAAGAACCCATCTTAACACTAGAAATGAACTGCTTGCAAAAAAGGGTCAAACAATCGAATAGGCTAAACAAAAAACCAACCTTGGTCTGGTGGGCTTTCATTATTTTAGCACTCTCAAACTTGTCATAACCTAATTGATCAAAAGTGACCCCCACACTATCCAAAAGGGAGTGTGCCATGCAATACAACAAAAATTTGTGCATCTTCTGCATGATGGGGATATCCTTCATACTAGAAAGGAAATCAAACTTGTTGCGAATAGCATCCAAGCCGGCTTCCATCCAGTCCAGTGAATCTTCGGAATAAGATTGCTCCTGTAGAGCTTCCGAAGTGAAAATTTCGCGAAATTTGTCAACAACAGTCTCGCGAAAAAACCCTACAACACTTTTAGGTTGCAGGGCATGGATCAGAGAGGATAACGCTAAAAGCGCGTCCTTCCAATCCCGACTCTTCATAAGTTGGCACATGAAGATAAGTGAGGCTTCGATCTTACGAATGAACATATCATTCGCATCCAACAGATCCTTAGCAGTTTCTGACACTCGAAGCAAGTCATCGAGTGAGATTCCGCAGTCTTCCAACAGAGTTTGTGGCTCCATCAGGGAATTTTTATTTTGCAATACGGTGCGCTCAAGCTCTCGCTCAAGGGCAGCAATATTGCCACTGGGAAGATAGGTATTGGGACCTACCTTAAAGTTACGTGTCAAACGTCTTAACACATATTTTGCACCGACCACACGGGTCTTCATCATCTCTTCACGAGTCATCTTGTTGTTAGTTTGGTCAATAGTTTCAAAAGTATTCATGGGTTAAAAGTACAACTGACCAACAATCTACAAATGGATCATTACAGCATATGATCTTTGTCTCTTTACGTGGTTCTTGGCGCTTTGCGCGAGTGCTACACACGTGTCTTAGTAAAAGACAATCTTTGAATTGACTCAGAGGTTATGTCACAATCTAGTTCCCTGGCTCATTTTTCATCAAGTAATAAGTGGGATTGTAAACGAATCATTTAGAAGGCTCATTCGTGGCTCTTCTATCATCGCGTTGTAAATAAACATGTTCAAAACAAATCTTGACAGTTTTTCAGACAAAACAGTAATTGTTGGGATCTAAAGTGATCAACTATACATTTTCTGGAAATAGTAATCTACGACAAGGACAGTATGTCAAAGTATCTCCGAGCTAAGTATTAGTAAAAGCTCTTTGTACTCACAAAAGTGAGTGGTTTCCCCCCCACGGGGGATAAGGTAGTGCGAACGCACGCCAATGATGGATTAGCGTTGCACAGTCCTGAGTCGGTGTTGTTTGGGTATTGGTAACCCGGACGCTTGTAAATAGGCATTCACAAGTAGTTCTACTCACTTAGAACAGCAGTTAAGGCGATACCAGCCTTCGTGGTGGATTCTAATTGGCTACACATAACCAACCACTTTTATCATATATATGAAGTCTGTACCGAGGCAAAGCCTCGCAAAGTTAACTCATACATATAAGGGTTTAATGGCAACCCAAACACAAGTGATCATACTCTTTACAAAGTCTGTACCGAAATTCTTCGCAAAGTTAACTTGCAAGATATATGATCACATGTGGCTCTTCTCACTTAGAGCAGCAGTTAGGGCGATACCAGCCCACGTGGTGAAGTCTAATAGGTCTCACACAACCATTCCATAAAAATGGATAAGTTTTTATAGCAGTCTTTTCCTGCAGTAGAAATAATTTCATCCTCGTTCCGAACCCAAAAAGGGTATTGTTCGGATAGGACCGCTTGCAGATTTCTCGTTCAACACAAGCTTCCTACCCGACAGCAAATCTATGTCAGGTTTCGAAACGAAAAATCATCACATGCACGAATCCGGAAATACCGGAT